CCTGGTCGGCGCTAATAAGTTGCTGAGGTTCGTCAAACCAAGCCTTCATTTAGTATACATGGGGTTTATTTTTTTGGGAGGTTACCAAGCATGCCACCCATCATCTTCATGAGTGCATCCTGGTCAATCTGTCCGTCACCATTCTGCATCTTGTCCGCACAATCCTTCGCGATACCCTCAATCATCTTAAGGGTGTCATCGGGGATGGAGACGATGGTCGTACCAAGCATGTAGAGCGTCTGGAGGTACTGCCACGTCGCAGACTTGGTGTTGGCAGACATCTTCTCCCAATACCTCTTAATGTCGAGGTCTTTGAGAAAGTCAATCGTTTCAATCTCCTTAAGAAGGAACGTCTCATCCTTCGCAGAAATCTTGTCAGCGTAGGGAGAGACGCCAGTCATGAAACCGTCGACGACGAGACGAGGGTTAGTCGTCTTCAACAAATCGAACGAAGTCATCATCTTCTTGATACCTTTTTCCTCTGGAAAAGTCTTGTGCAATTCCACAAGAAATTGACCCATCATATCGTTAAACGCAGTAACGGACGCCATTTTCTTATTGTATTGGTGTAATCTTTAAGTTTTAAAAAGGTTCGCTGGAGATAGCCTCCCTCTGACCTATACCACCCGAAACTATGAAAAACACGAGAATCGCGTTGAGTGCGGCGGGTTTGGTGTATTTATTGAGTTCGAGTTTTCCCTCGTTGTTGAGATGCGCCTTGAGATGAATGTACGCCGCAGTGATGGCTCCCGCAATAAGTGCAGCATACATGGGGTCACGCAGATAGTCGGAGAGTTCCATTTAATTATAACGGGGATTTTTTGTACGCTGCTCTGGTGCATCACCGAAAAGAACATCATCATCATCTGGCTGAGGCTGAGGCTCCTCCACTCGAGGCTCCTCCATCTGAGGCTCCTCCATAGGCTCGGGTTCGGGTGCCTGTACACCTGGGACAGTCTTGAACTCGTTCTCGAGACCAGTAGGCTCTGGTTCGGGTTCCCCCATTGGCATCGGCTCCTCCATAGGCTCAGGCTCGGGCTCGGGTTCTCCCATGGGTTCATCCTCACCCTCAACCACATCTGGGTCCATCGCGTCCTGAACATCGCCATCGAGAGAGATGTCTCGAGTCTCCTGAGACATGTATGTCTGAAGAATCTGCTGGACGGGGATGAGTTCCTTCACCGTGTTCTCGATGCATAGGGAGATGCGTACCGTCAAGTTCTCATCCCTCGCGTACTCACTCTGCTCCTCATGGAAGATGTAAGGGTCTTTGTAAAGATCCTTGGCGACATTGTTGTAGCACGTCTGGATGAAAACCTCCTCCGTTGGAAGCTTGAGAGAAATCTTCTTGTTGTCAGCCTTGAGACGAACAGCCGAAAGAATCTTGGTGCAGGCAACAAATACTGCAGCGAGGAGGTCACTGAACCATGAGCACCTGTCAGTGATGTTGTCGGAGTGACGCTTGGACATCGCATTCGACCAGTTGGGAACCTCCTTGAGGAGCTTTTGGAACATGATGAGAACCTGCTTTCCCTTAGCGGTCTTTACCGCTTCACCGTAAATATCCTGAAACACTTCAATCATAGCTGGACACATGATGAGACACATCTGTCCCATGTACTCCTTCTTGGCTTCAACCAATACATTGAGGTTATCCATTTATGATTAAGAGGGGTTTATTTTGAGATGTTCCTACGCACTTCTCCTGTACTTGTTTGCAATCTTTTTGAGATTCATGAGATTGGGGAAGTCCGCTTCACTCCCCTCCTGTTCAACTTTCTGTTTCTTCTTTTTCGGGACATTCCAGGAAATGTATAAGTCATAGTCACTGATGAGACGTGCCTCGAAACCACCAAGTACAAACTGCCTTGTGACATATCTCGCAGCCTGTCCCCTGTCAAACACCGGAAACCCTATGAGAAAGGCGGGTACAGTGAGGAAAATTTGCTTGTGTCCGTACTCCACAGATTGTTTAATCTTCGAGGAAAATTGCTCATAGATTTTTTTATAAATTTCCTTCTTGATTTGTTTCCGCTTCTCGTCGATTTTCGTGACATCGTCGATGCTCAACATACTCTTTACTGAAATTTATTTTTAGCCCTATCAAACTCACTCTTGGTGGGGGCAGCAACCTCCTTGACAAGCCTGTAGTCGACAAACTCCTTACCCTCAGAACCCTCCACGAAGGGGGTCACATCACTTGGAGCCTGGATGTCCAGGGGTTGGCTGCGCAAGGACACGAGACGCGCCTTACCATTTTCAATTTCGAAGGAAGCCACGACGGAAAAGCCGAAGGAGAAGCCATCCTTCTTGATGACCATGAACATACACTCATACAGTTCCTTGTCCTTACCCTTGTAGTGCTTAATCTTGGTTGTCTCGATGATGTAGGTGCACATTCCAGTACGCTTGGAAATCTCCTTGTTGGTTTGAAGTACAAACTCCTCCATCATGTCGTTGTCAACGGCTGCCTCGACTTCACGGTAGCCTGAGAGGTCTGGTCTGGGATCATCCATCTTAACAGACGCCACTGGTTTGGTGTAGCCTGAGAGACCGAAAGCCTCGGTGAAACCTTCTGTGTTCGTCGTCAGAAGAATGACGATGACGATGAGAGCGAACACTAACAAGTAATTCATATTTACTATTATGCGTTAATTTTTTTTTAGAAAATACCCTATAGATAGTAAATGTCACTGCTGATATATAGTCCCAGATGCAAACATTCTATGGATGTCATTGAGTACGTCAATAAACACCCCCAATTGAAACAACTCGTTCACTACCACAACGTCAACACTCAGGGTATACCTCCAAACTATAGGAACAAAATCAACCGTGTCCCCACCATGCTCACAAAGAATGGTAAAGTCCTCGTAGGGAATGAAATCAAAAACTGGTTAGACTCACTTCTTCCAGCGAAGGAAGTCACACATGCAGGTCTCGGGGGGTTCGGGTGTAGCATGACTTCTCTGGATGGTGGTGGAGGGGTATCAGACATGTTCTCATTGGATGACTATGGTCGTACACTTCAACCCCCAATGACGAAGGAACTTGAAGAGAAAATCAATCGGGATGTCACCAAGGGAGTTGCGTACACAGATTTAAAGATGTAACGCACATATCTGAATAGATATGAAGCTCGTGACAATTCAGGCAGCAGCTTTTAAATCAACCTTCGAGGTTCTAAAGGACATCCTCAATGACGTGAACATCTATTTTCGCCCCGATGGAATGTATATCGTGACACTAGACACCGCACGCACATCTCTCGTAGACATTTACCTGGCGGCGGATAACTTTGAAGAGTACCAATGTGAACAAGAGGAAATCATCGCTGGTATCAACATCTCAAACACCTTCAAACTCTTGAAGACTATCACTAATAATGATGTTCTCCAAATTGAGATTAACTCGAAGGAACACATGAACATTGAGATTTCGAGTGAAGCGAAGAAGACAAACACGAAGTTTCAATTGAAGCTCTTGGACATCAATGAGAGTCGCATCGAAGTTCCTGACGTAGAGATGACCACCGTGACAACCCTCCCATCCGCCGACTTCCAGCGCCTTTGTCGTGACATGTCGAACATCGGGACAGATATCGAAATTCGACGAGTCGGTAAGGAGATTAAACTCAAATGTGAAGGCGATTTTGCGAGTCAGGAGACTTCAATCGAGTGTCCTGAGGAAAGTCCAGAAATTACAGGTCTCTACAGCCTGAAGTACATGAACATCTTCACCAAGGCTACAAGCATGTGTGCATCTATACAGGTTATTCAGGAAACGGGGAACAGGTTTTTGATTCTAAAGTACAATGTCGCCAATCTAGGTGAACTCAAGTTTTACCTGGCGACTAAGGTATCTGAAGATTAGTCGTAAAATCATCAAGGGTCGAGAGTGTCTTTTTCATACCTAGTGTGTTTGAAAGGATAATCTTTGGGAACCTGTCCTTGAGTACATCCTTCTCGTAAAATAGAAAATCCTTGAGTGGAACCTTTTGACCATGGAAATCGTTCCGAGGTCCCGAGTATCGTTTCACCTTTTCAGTAATGTCTCGCATCGGCTTATCATCATGGTCGACTATCCAGGCACTACTCAAAGGGATACTAAAGTGCATCGCAGTATCTTCGTTTTGACCAGGTTTGAAATTGATGTCATTCGAAATAGCTGTGTACCTTCTACCGTTAAAGTAGTACTTCACCCTAAGGATTATGTTTTTGACATTTTGTGGAATGATGGTATGTCGAAATTGCTTACCAGTGACGTCTACATAATACTCGCCGAGAATGCCATCCTCCCAATCTTTACTCTCTTTCAACCAAAAGTCATCTTCCACCATGTAGCTCATGTCATGGTCTATGGTGTATTCCAATTCCTCGGATACGACAGAGTAGTCTCTAGGTGTGGTGATGTACTTGTAAAAAAAGAAAATACTACTTAAAAGTTTGGTAAGCATTTCTCTATAAGACATGGAAGGAAATTTTTTAAGTAGATATAACAATAAAATTGCTGAGTGGAGGGAGTTGATAGATAAAGAACCCGAGAAAAAGAAGAAGTATGAATCTGAAATGTCTGATTACATCATCAAGTGTATGCCTTACATGACCCAATATACAGATGATGTAGGTGAGGAAACAAATACAGACAACGTCTTTAATGTCAGAGAGACTGTCGGACTCAAACGAAAGGATATATTCACAGACTATCTCATCGAAGTCGAAAAGCAGAACATCTCGAGACCACGTGAGAGAACGATGGAAACCTGTCAGACATGCCCAGATAGTAACATCATTCATATACACGATACGAGTGACCTGGTGTGTGACGGGTGTGGTGTGGTCGTTGCCGCACTCATAAGTGAAGAGTTGACATACAAGGAGGAACAAGAAACTTCTGAAAAGGTAATCAACTACTCGTACAAGAGGGAGAATCATTTTAATGAATGGCTCTCGCAATTTCAAGCACAAGAGATGACGACAATACCCCCCGAAGTCATCGAGCAACTCAGGGCGGAACTCAAGAAGATAAAAATCAAAAACCTCGAAGACATCACTCATGCCAAGGTGAGGGGTCTTCTCAAAAAGTTAAGACTCAACAAATACTATGAACATGTACCGTACATCACAAACATTCTCAGTGGTATCAAACCACCCAACATGCCACAAGAGTTGGAAGAGTATCTACGAATCATGTTCAAAGATATCCAAAAACCCTTTGATGAAAATTGCCCAACAGAGAGAAAGAACTTCCTCAGCTACTCCTATGTCCTCTATAAATTCTGCGAACTTTTGGGTGAAGATGAATATCTCCAATACTTTCCACTTCTCAAGTCTAAGGAAAAGTTATACCAACAAGACGTCATATGGAAGAAAATTTGTCACGATTTAAAATGGGAATTTATTCCGACGGTGTAAATATATGACATGCCCAAATTTCCCTGTCTGTGGTAAAACAATGAGACCTGGTCTAAAGGTGTGTACCTCATGCTTTTGGAGATTTAAGAATGAAACCCTCCAATTTAAAAACTCGGAGTGTCCAAATTGTCACACGCACCAGGAATGTGTCAAGTTTCGGAAATGCGAACACTTTTTATGTACCAACTGCTTCAGTAGACAGAGAGTATGTCTCATCTGCGAGGGTAAAAAATAAAGTCGGGATACAATAGATGAAAGTCCGAATCCCCCTCAGCAACTCTGGTATCCTCAGTGCCCATGGCTATGAGGATGTCAAGGAAAAGTCCGAACTCGCGAGGCACCGCACCCTCATGCGGGTCGTCAGGGCGGGTGAACCACCCCTAGGTCTCTTTAGGCGTATAAACGTTCTCATGATACTTTTTAAAAATAAAGACCCTAAGTTGTCCAAAATTTTTAAGAAGGATAGAGATTGGGTACGTGAAAAGTTATTATGATTTTGATTGATAGAATCGTTCGAATTCTCAAGAAGGACATCTACCTTCCCATGAAGTGTTACGCAAACAAGAGGCAACTCACGAATCCACGGGACTGCTGTAAGTGTAAGAATTTCTGCAAGAAACCCCCAAGTGGTGGTCACCCCGTATACCTGGAAATACCACCTAAGTACGAACGCAGGTACAACTACACCAAATGAACGACGAACCAGCCCTCCTCGCCCTCTATGAGTTGGAAACCAAAGTTCTCCCCCACCTGGAGACGATTAATCAAGTCGACCCAGCGGTACACCACTGTCTAGAAGAAGCTCGGACTCTACTCCAAAGGGCTCAAGATATTCTTCAAATGGCTGTCCTAGATCCGCAGACACATTATACGGAATCCCAAAGGTTCTACCACAATCTGGCTCGGATTCTTCCTCTGATGGTACTGCTTGAATCCGTCTCACCTCCACCTCCCGATCCGGGTGAGGTGGGTAATTCACCAGATACGCCGTCTTCAGACCTGTCAGACGAAGATAGTTATGAGCCTGCAACTCCGCCGCGTCATTCAGAGTTCGAATAGTCTTGAATTCTAGAACAATCTCGTTGTCAATAATGATGTCTGCCCTCAAGTTACCAATCACATGTCCCTTGAATGGAATCGTGATGACCCGTTCAGATTCATATCGAATCCCTCTCTCCCTCAGTAAAACCTCCATCGCATTGTGATATACTCTCTCACTGTATCCGGGTCCCAGTTGAGAATATATCTCTCGAGCGAATGCCTCGATGTTCATTAGATACCCATCTATTTAAATCTTTATCTAAAGTAAGATGGTCTCGGTCAAGAAGACTTCTACGAAAACGGTGGAGAAACGGAAGTCTGAAACGGTGCGTAGGCAGAATATTAACAGACGTCGTGAAGTGGAGAGACGAAGAAAGATGACTCAAATTAATGCCGCACTCGATCGTCTCTCCAAAAAATTTAGGCGTGTAAACATACCCAGGAATACGTTTAACGTAGGTACGGTGACGAGTGGGAATGATCGTTACCTATCAGTAAGATTGAGTCGTAAAACAATCAATGAACTTCAGAATGTGTATAAGAAAACCTGGGAACAGCGAGTAGAGTATGGGGGTTCGATACCGTTCACACTTTCGAATACACGTAACTATGTTAGATTCGGTACACCGACGGTGAGTACAAACCAACAATTGGCTTCTGTAACCCCTACACAAGAAGATATGACTCAGTATATCGTGTATCATACACACCCAGTTCCCGAACAGAACAGGGCACTGTTTACATATCCAAGTGAGACCGATTTCAGGACGTATATAAGCTATTACCCCGCGATACAAGCAAATATTATCCTCGAGAACCAAGGGTACTATGTCATTGATCTTATTGAAACGAATATGAATAAACCCAACCCAGATGAAGTTATCACAGAATTTAATCGTTTCTTGACTTCCAGAGAATTACGACGTGTATCAGTGAATTGGAGTAACCTTGTATACATTCAAACAACCCCTGACCAATGGAAACGAACTGTAAATGGGTACGTGGACCCCATCATGCGCAAAAAGTTTGGTATATCCATCAAGTACTACACGTGGGACCAGCTCGGTGAGATTACACTCCTAGATAAAAATGTCATCATGAATATAGGATGACCGCACATAGGTTACACATTACAAAAATCGTGGTACGAGATTTGAAATCTGTGAGTAAGTTGTCATCAAAGAATAGGTGGGAATATGGAGGTAAGGTCAAGTACGACAGGTGTATGAACTACAAAGGTCTCACCTACGTGACCTCTAAGGAGAGGGCGCGCGTCGACTCGAGTGTTCTCGAATCAGAATGGGTAGACGCACCCGTCGCCTACCACACACATCCATCATTCCTCCAGGTAATTCCCGATGAAGTTGGTCCCGCAATTTTCACGACACTCCCAAGTAATGCAGACTTTGAATCGTTCATCAAAGGGTTCCCGGATATACAGGTGAACATCATTTGTGACGCGCGTGGATACTATGTCATCGACATTTTCGATGCAGTCCGTATGGGTACAGTTCCAGTTCCAGAAGCTGTATATTCCCTCATGAAGGAAGTACGCTACGAAGATTTTCTCTTCAAACGAGGCTTCGGGGAGGACAGTTGTGAATACTTTTCTACAGATTTGCGTGAATGGAAATGGTTCATAAATGAAGAGTTGAATGGGCGTCTCAATGAACTCTATGGCATTTCTATTCACTTCTATGGATACGATGATGAGCCACCCACGGTCATCATCGACGCATGATGGAATCCTCCAACTCGTCAACCTCATACCACGCCCAATGACACGCCTCTGAAGTAGTGTCCTTTTCACATATCTTCTGTGCTTCTTCTATGGCTTCCTTGAACCGTAGACGAAGTCTCAAATTTTCCACGGGTTTTGGGCGTTGCTCCACAGCTTTTTTTTCGTAAAGGTTATTGAGTACATTTTTCCGTGTTTTAGCCAACTTGTACTTGTACAAATCACTCGAGGAATATGCAACACATCTCATTTAGTATACAAGAGTATTAAAGTTTTAAGTGTATAGTCAAACATAAGATGTCTTCCTACAACGTCGAACCCTGTAACTTCAAGTATCGTGTCTCCTCCCTCGAGAAGGTGGTCGACGGTGACACCATCGATGTCGCCATCGACCTCGGCTTCGATGTCTGCACGAAGCAGCGTGTACGTCTCCTAGGTATCGATACCCCTGAGTCTCGCACATCTGACGCAGAGGAGAAGAAGTTTGGTCTCCTCTCTAAGAAGAAGCTCAAGGAATGGTGTATGAAGGCGGTCGCATCTGAGAAGGATGATATCGAAATCGAACTCAGATGCCCCGAGGCGGATTCTAGAGGTAAGTTTGGTCGTGTCCTTGCAGAGGTTTGGGTATGTGAGGATGGTACTTGGACGAATGTCAATAAGTGGATGTGTGACGAAGGGTACGCCGTTCCCTATACGGGACAGAACAAGGCGGACGTCGAGGCGCTCCATATGGCGAACCGAGAGAAGGTTAAGGATCAGTTAGAGTAAGAATATTTGTGTACCCATAAATTACACACCCATTTTTCACCAGACTTTACAGGTCTCCCACCATGTAAAGCCTTGGACGTATCAAGCTCATAGTTGTCGAGGGTGTCGAAGAAGAGGACATCACCCTTTTCGAGTTTGAACTTCTTTTCTATTTTGGGAAACTCAGTCTCACCACCCTCATAGTCACCATTTAGAGCAAAAATGAACGTATACATCCGAGGATTCTTCTGAGTATCGAGAACATCTTGGTGCGGTGCATAGTGTCCACCAGGGGTGTATCGAAGAACTTGGAGTTTTTCGCAGTTTTGGAAGGGACGGTCTGTGTATTTTAAGCACCTCTTCATGATATTCCCGACGACGGGGTCTCTCTTGGATAACCACGCCGTCTCACTCTTACGTATGCGCTCATCAACTTTGTAATCACTTCCGATGGTGGAAGTCTGAAGGTTCTTCTCAGCCTTCTTCTTGATGTACTCACATTCCTCATCTGTTAGGAAGTTTTTCATGACCCGTGGTTCCCTGTACACTGGTATCAGGTAAAGGACGATGATGATTAGGAACAGAAGAAGTATCATCTTATTGTAGTCACACAGAAATATTTCGAGGTATCTTACTATTGTACCTATTACGTATAGTCTCAAAGACTCCATTTCCATAGTCGATAATCTTTTGGAGAAGTTCTACAATTTCGTCGTGACGGTCAGGTTCGAGGACATATTGTCGAAGGAGGTCACCACCTGTGTTTGCCATCATCTCGAATATGTTTGAAATGTCCCTCGTCTTCTCCTTAAACTTCTCCTGTCTCTGAAGAAATACCTTGAAGTCTTTCTCGGTTATATCATTCAACATATATGCTACACGAATCTGTAAATTATTTGTAGGTTCAAGGTCTATGTTCATATTTTCCCACTCGACTTGATGGATAGCCATAGAGTATTGAAGAATTTCGTTTGTGGCACCTATTTCACGCAGTTCCCTGAAGGTTGGTACACCACCACATGGTATGTCTCCATGTTCTCGGGACATCATCGTCTTCTTTTTGAACTCGATAAAGTGAGGGTTGTGTATCCGACCAGTCTCAATTTCCCCAGTACGCCAGTTGAATGCTGTGTGACATGAGATGCACCACATCTGTGCGCACCCACTCGTCTTGTGAATCACTGTACCACACTTGGGGCAGGATTTACTGTCTTTGTTCAAGAGTTTCATCGTCTCCACGACGTTGGGGTCACATTCATGCCCATCAGTGCGCTTTTCGTTGCACTCTTTACAGTAGTAGACGTCGCATAGACCACAAAACCAGTGTTCATTCAGAAATCCCTTACATTCTTCACGAGGGCATTGACGCACAAATTTCTTCTGGTCTCCATCCACCACCCTACCACTATTTCGAACATGTTCAAGTTCCCTGTAGACCCGCTCCATGTCTCGGTACAGATTCCTAATATCTGGATGGATCTGAAGAACACGGTCAAACTCATTTTCGAATGTCTTGTACTTGTGGTGAAGTTCTATCAAGCGCTCCTTCTGTACTCGAAGTGTACGACGAAGTTTTCTCATGTAGAGTATTCTCTCAACCTCGGGTTGTGTTTCGGGCATGAGCGCCTTTTCTCTCTCGAGGAGGACATCCTCTCTGTGCCGCCTGAATGTCGTGTTCCTGAAATATTTGGTACAGAAGGTGTCAACAAATTCTCGATTCCATAGGGTCTTACACCCCATGCAGTGAGGGTCTTCGAATGAGTCCACGATGTACCTCTGACAACATGACCTACAAGTGACTAAATCACAAAAGGGACATTCAACTTTTTTGTGATTTATCTTGTTGAACTTTTCACAACACACATCACAATCTTCCATTAAATTAAAGGCAGGTTATTTCTTTAACCGAAAAAAAAACTAAGAGTAAAATAAAGAAGAATGGCTCAAATTGCAATGATTGCAGGTTTGGGTATGATGTGCCTCTCCTCCAGTGTGGGGGCTGCCCTAATGATGGGTGGGGGTGAGGAAGATGGTGGAGCCGGTGGGGGTAGTGGAACAGATGACACTTACACCCCCCCAACCCCAGTCCTTCGTGACACCCCAGAGACTATGCGAAGTGCATCTACCGTTTGGTCAGGAGAAGCCATTGGTGTGGGACATGGCCGTGGTCGTCTAGATTCCGTACAGGGGTGGTCAGCCCAGAACAATACGGTGGGTGAGTGGTACCAACTTGACAATGGTGTAGTCGGTAAAATTACCGGTGTCGCCATTAAGGGGCGTGCAGCTGCGCATGACCAGTGGGTCCAGACTTTCAAAGTTCAGTCCAAGGGTGCCACTGGGACATGGACAGATGTTGACGGTGGTAAGGTATATACGGGAAATACTGACAAGGAGACACAGGTCGATGTGACTTTCGACGCCCCTGTAGATGCTAGGTACATCCGCATTTATCCCCAGACGTGGAACAACCACATGTCGATGCGTGCTGACGTCATCGCTGGTGAGACCAGGACAAACAAAACTCCCACTGTAGTTGACGTACCTTACAGTGGACACAAGTCGTCGGGTAACTGGGGTGGTGATGCCATTGGTACCAGTCATGGTGCGGGTCGCTTAGATTCGAATCGGGCGTGGTCTGCTGATGCCAACGCAGTCGGAAAATGGTATGAGTTGGACAATGGTAGTGCCACTGACATTTCGGGTGTTGTCATCAAGGGACGCCCCGATGGTCCATGGAGAAATCAGTATGTGACATCTTTCAAGGCGCAATACAAGGATACAGCAGGTTCTTGGGTGGATGTAGACGGTGGACACATTTTTGAAGGAACACAACAAGGTGATAGCCAAGCCAATGTATTCTTCAAGGCTCCTATAAACACATCGGCTATACGTATTTATCCCCAGACCTGGAAAAACCACATGTCGATGCGAGCTGGTCTCATGACTGGTGGCTCATCCACAACGGAAGGATACAGGTCTAGGCCAATTGAAAAAGAAATTCAGGGTTTCTCCTTTTATTGAAAATCTACAAATTGACTAATCATTTCACGCGCGTCTTCCCTTTCATAGACTGTCTGTGCGAAAAAGAGAGTCATGTCTGCCTGTCCATATGACAAGTATGTACCCCTATACTTCTCATATATACTTGCGAGTTCATCTAAATTTTGGTCACACCACTCCTCCACATCCTCCTTCGACATATCTCGGTGGAGACCCTGTTCAATAAAGTCGGCGACTTCGTCACTGAGGGGCATATCAGTCACCACGGTGCAATCGTCGTCGGGATGAATCATTGTTTTTTCTTGGGTTTTCGCTTTTTGGGTTCCGACTTAGCTTCTCTTTCTCTCAAAAGTCGCCTCTTTTCGGCAAGTTTGTTGTTGAACTTCTTGTTCTCCTTGGCTTTCGCCTTCATCTTCTCAGTCTCGGTGAGCATCTTCTTCGCCGACTCCGCAGCCCTCTCAGCGGCTTCACGTGTCGCCTTCTTCTCCTTCATCTTACGTACTCGTTCAGCTTCCGCATCAGCCTTCTTCTTACGCTCCTCTTCCTTCTTCTTGTCCTCCTCGGCTTTCTTACGAGCGTCCACCCTTACTGCACTCTCTTGAATTTCTCTAATTTCACTCTTTGTATTGGCTCGACCTATTTTACCCTTGTACACAGTCTTTTCGTTAAGTGTCAACTTCTTGAGACGGTTCACCGCACTCGTGGCACTCTGGCGGTTGAAAACCTTCACAGCATTGGCAACCTTCTTGACATCCTCCTGAGTCTTTGGTGCAAGATTCCTCGCCATCTTGACACGCTCTGGGCCAGAGGCACGAGATAGCGCCGTCTTCTTCGCTGCCAGTTTGACCGAGTTGACGACCCTCTTCTCCTTGTCCTTCTGAACGATAGCCCTGAACGAAGGCTTGTTAGGCTTGGGTGCGTTTGGTGGTTTGGGGGTGAGGGCAGCAGCCGAAATTTCACCGTCATTTTCAAATAGGGGGTTGGTTGGAGCCTTGTTCAACATAACCCTACGTGCCACGTTTCTACCCTTCTTACCCCTAAACGCGGCCTGAATCTTGGTGGCAGCCTCTGTGTTTCTCTTGATGGCACCCTCGATGCGTCCGCGAAGCTTGAAAGCATTTTTCATATTCTTCATCACTGCGATGTTTTTGGTGAAATTCGTCTGAGTCTTCTTCGCAAGTTCCGTAAACTCAGCACGCTTCTTGTTCATCGCAGCATTGCGATTCTTCTTACCACGGGTAGCAGCCTGAATCTTGGTAGCCGCCTCCTCCTTCTTCGCCTTTTCAATCGCACCCGCAACGAGGGACTTGGAAACATTGGACACCTCCTTATTTTCTTTCTTCTGAATTTTACCAATGGCACCCACAACGAGGGACTTGGAAGCCTTGGCAATCTTATCTTCCACCTGTTTGTTAACGGTTCGGCGAATCAGGTTCAGGTTCGCACCAGGTTTATTCGTTTGCTTGACATATCGACTCTTGTTTTCGGCTGGAATGTTTAATCCCACGATATATTTCGAAAGTTCCTTCTTTTTAGCGTTTTGTGCGAGGTTCGTCAACTGCTGTTCGAATATTCTACGTCTCTGACCCACGTTGTTCACGAGCTGCATAACCTTTTCGAGGTGACCACGCTTCTTCAGTGGTCCAATCTTGCTTCCCTGAATTTCTCTACGCAATTCAATCTTTTTGTTCAACTTCTTTTCCAAGTTTGTGAGTTCGGTATCAGTCTTCGCATTCTTGATGGCGGGATCCCACTTCCCAATGCGACCACCAAATCGACCAACTTCGTCCCTCGCCTTCTTCATAAGTTTGTTTTTAGTGGGTGCCAGGTTCAATTGATTCATAGCAGCAGAAGCATTGAAGTTATTCTCCTCCTTGGGCTTGGCTCTCTCCTCAGTCTTCTCCTTACCAGCCAGACGACCAGCACCCCTCTTACGAGCCTGATTGAAAATCGTCTTGTTCTTCGAAGTGTTCCACTTCTTCATGAACTCCGCAACATCGGCGTTCGTGAGACCCTTAATTTGCTTGAGCTTGAACTCTACACCTTCACGTACCTTCTTCTTCGTGTTTGCCTCTTCCTCGACAAGTTTAATCATCTTATTCACTTCAGCATTTATTTGGTTGTATTCCTCCGCCGTCCTGAAAGGGTTGCCAGCGCGACCTTTAAAACCTGTGATTCGTTTGTTGGTGTACTTTGAAATTTTGTTAAGAAGCTTTCTACGCTTTTCTGCAGTATTGGTTGTAGTTATGGTGGTGAGAGCGTTACTCACCAAGTTGCTCACAGCCTCTTTTCGCTGCCTGGCATTCACACCAGCTTTTTTGATAGTCTCCACAACCCCGACATTCCTTGCCACCTTCTTGAAACGGTTGAGGGGCTTCACATTGGTTGTAGTTACGGTAGTGAGAGCGTTACTCACCAAGTTGCTCACAGCCTCTTTTCGCTGCCTGGCATTCACACCAGCTTTTTTGATAGTCTCCACAACCCCGACATTCCTTGCCACCTTCTTGAAACGGTTGAGGGGCTTCGCGACGTTTGGAACCTTCCTGTTGGGTTCGGGTTTGACCTTCTTGTTAGGTTCGGGCTTCACGACGTTGGTACGTTCTTTGTTCTTGATGTTTGCTTTACGGGTCTCTTCTTCAATCTTGCGCTCTAAATTTCTCATACGCATCGCGTTCTTTTGCGCCCGAATCTTAGCGTTTTCCTGTTCCTTGACGAGACGCCTCTGCTCCGCCTCAGCCTCCTTTCGTTCCTTCTCATTTCTCGCTTTTTGCTTCTTCGCTTCGGCATTAGCCATGTTCTGATTGAAACGTTGACGACTGAGGGTTCGACCCTCTTCGAAAATTTCATCAATGTTCTCGATAGTCTTTACACGAGCCACCAGAGCATTTGTTTGTTGAGGTGTCAGTTTGAGGTCCGCTAGGGAACGTTTCAGAGAATTCTTGGCATTTTTAAAAGCCTTTTCTCTGGACTGAATATTCGTACGTCTCTTCTGTTCCTCTAATTTCGCTGTATTCGCGAGAGCTCTCTCTTCGGCTTGGATATTCGCGCGCCTCTTCTGCTCCTCCAGTTTCAATTCACGCTGTTTTGCACGAAGCTCCTGGTTCTGGAGAGCTTTCGCCTTTTTCTCAGCCGAACGTTCCGCGTTTTGCTGTTCCTTTTCGATGCGACGCTGTTCAGCCTGAGCGAGTTTTCGTTCCTGTTCAGTTTTGGCTCTCTGAACTTTAGCCTCGGTATTCACCAGTTCCTGATCATATCTCTGTTGATCAACTACACGGGCTTTTTCGAATACAGTATTGATATTGTCAATGGTTCTGACCTGACTCAAGTACGAGGCACGCTCCGACTTGGAAAGTTTCTTAAGTGTAGCTAAATCACCTGAGAAGGCAGTCTTTGCATTCTTGATGACTCGCTCTCTCCTTGTAATTTCCGCACGTCGTTCCTCATTTTCCAGTCGAGCCGCATTCTTTTGTGCCTTGATACGAGCAGCTTCCTGCTCCTTCTCGAGACGTAACTGTTCCGCTTGAGCAGCCTTGCGTTCCTCCTCAGTCTTCGCCTTCTGAGCCTTATTTTCAGCGTTACGCACTTCTTGCTCATATCTTTTCTGATCCATAGCTCGAGCATTATCGAAAATCGTATTCAAATTGTTCGATGTCCGTACACGAGCCAAGAACATATTCACTTCCGTGGGTGTCAACTTCTTCAAAGACTTCAAATCAGTCTTGAACTTAGCCTTGACTTTCGAGAGGTCGGGTCGGTTGGGAACCACTGGACCCATGTTGTTTCGGCGGTTGGGAATGACAGGTTCGGGTTTGACGTTGTTGCGGCGGTTGGGAATGACAGGTTCGGGTTTGACGTTGTTGCGGCGGTTGGGAATGACAGGTTCGGGTTTGACGTTGTTGCGGCGGTTGGGGATGATTGGTTCCATGTTGTTGCGGCGGTTGG